GGTCCGCCGCGATTAGTCTTAACGCCTGCCATTGTTTTTATCCTTTCGATCTTTCTTCGCCCAGCCTTTGCCGCTGAACACTACAACACTTGGTGCAATTTGCAAAACCATGTACGGCCCGCATTCGCAATGCGGCGCAACGGGCTGAAAGCCAGACTGCATGCGCTCTTCAATGCGCCCGCAGCTTGGGCATTTGAATTCATAAATCGGCATCAATAATCTTCCACGCTTGAACGGTGCGAAAGCCAACCTGTCTATATTTCGCCACAGGTTCAATGATGCCTGATCGAATAACAAGCTTTGATAGATTCTCGTTCTCTGCGTAGTCTTTCAGAAAGAACACGCCATGTTCCATTTCTTCTTTTGTGTTCAGCGACAGCATCGCTTCCGGCAAGCCCGTTTCCTTGTCTACCAGCTGCAGCGATGTGTTGCCATTTTCTGCGTAGACAGAGCGAACAAATTTCATTTCTCGTCCGCCAATGGTGATCTTTGGTTTAATCATTAGTCCTCCTTATGCGCCATCAAGAATTGATCGACGCGCGCTATTGCGTTTTCATATCGCTGCGTGTGCGTTGCCCATTGCGCATCGTTTAGCAGCTGTAGCAAATCGTTAAGCTGTTGCGTGTCAAGCGTAATGTTTGCGCGAATATCATCCACGCCAGTTTCGGTTTCATCATCTTCGCCAATCAGTTTGCCAATTCGAGCTGCGCGCGTCTCGATTGATGCAACAAGCTTGATGACAATAAAGCCTGAATCTTGCAGCCATTGCGCTTCGGTTGGCGTGCGCACATCATCAACAACGATGCTGCGAAATGTACGCGATGCAACATCAATGCGATTGGTCACAATGGTTAGCCAAAAGTATTGATCAACATGCGTTCGAATCGCGCCGCCAATTGCTTGGTACAACTCGCGGATTGTCTTCATCTTCAAGCCAACCATGGCATGATCTGTCTTCGCTGCATTTGGATGTGCGAGAGCAACAAGCTGTTTAATTGGATCAGCAATGCTAAATGTCAGCCATCCAATGTTGCTGAACGCGGCAGCAAGATGGCTTTTTCCTGATCCTTGCTTGCCGGCAATGGCAACTTTATATTGCTTCATGATTCATTCTCCTCTGCGCGTAATCGTCTGCAAGCATCAGCAATGCTTCACCGATTTGCTTGCCAGCAATCTTCGCATTAATGCCCGCGTGTTGCAATGTTGCGCCATGGACAAATGCAGACTCCATGAGCGATGCGCCACCGCTGCCGAAGACATCAAGCCCTGTTGCGTTTGGTAGCTGCGAGACATGCACGCCGAAATGTGATTGCGCCAGCTCATCGAGAGACAGCGCAGGCGTTGCGCCATAGCCGAAGTCTTTAAGCGGCCAGCTGCACGCTTCAGCGATTGAAATGCGCGAACCAACCAAGGCTCGATCACCGTACGCGCGAGCAATCACAGGCACAAATGCGCTAATGCCCTTACTGCTCGCAGATGCAAGAGCTTTACGATCAATGATGAAATACTTTCTGGATGAATCGATCATTAACGCTTTTGCATCAAAGCCCTTGTCCGCTGCAATAAAGTCTGGACGCTTTACTGGTCCGCTTGCATCAAAGAATTCATGTGTAATTGCTGCGCCTGATTCTGCAGCTGCAGCGATTGCGGCAAACTCGCCAACGCAACCTGTTAAATCGTTGATTCGATTGCGATGCGCGCCGCGGTTCTGTTCTGGCTTGCGCCACTCATCAGCTTTTGCAACACGCGCACCAGCTACGATGCCGAGAGCAACCCACAGCGAAGCTGAAAGCTTTATTTGCTTCATGCTTCACCGCGCTTTGCTTGCAGAATTTCTGCAACGGTTCTTGGCTTTTGTGAACCAATTCTTGTATAACTTAAAACTTTAAAATCTTCATCTTTATCTTTATCTTTATCTAGGCCGTTCTCCGCGCGTTCCGTTTGCGTTCCATTTGCGTTCTTCCATCGTTCTTTTCGCGTCTTCGCCGTTGGATCGATTTGGTGCTTTTCCCAATTGGCAATGATAACTGCGCCGCTTTCGTTGATGCAGACCAACTCAAGTTGCAACAACTGCTTCAGCTTGCGCGGATCAGCAATGCCGCTAACGCATGCGCGCAAATGCTTTTCGCTGGTAAATGTGCCTTTAGGATTCTGATGCCATGCTTCGCTCAACATCGCAATCCACAAACGAAATGTTGCATCATCAAGCTCGGCAATCTTTGCATCGCGTAGCCCGCGCGTATCCCATTTGATCCATGCCATTATGCGCCTACCATGTCTGCACCAAGAGGCGCATTCTTGAACGCTCGGCTTGATAACTGCGCCTTGCAGAATGCACGCAGCGGGCATGTTGCGTCTGGGCAACGCGCCGTTGTGCCAGTTGGCGCAACGCCAATGCATTGTTCGCACATTGCATCAATGGCATCTTGTCGTGCTGTAATCGTTGAATGCAACTCAACGCGCGCGGCTTCGCGCTCGCTGTCTGTAAGCTCGCGTGTTAGCGCAACTTTTGGCAAGCACATTTCACCAATGAATGCTTCAAGCCACAAAATGTCTTCGCGCGTAATTCTGGCCCAGCCATTCTTTCGATCAATGATCCAATTCTTATACTTGCCGCGCGCTTCAATTTCGGCGCGCATGCCGTAATACAACTCTTTTGGAATCGTATTCAGCAACTCGCGCCATCGTGCGTTCTCTGGCGAAGCCAACAACTGCTCGCGTAGCGCACGCCGCTGGTCCATGTTCATTGCTCTTGGCATTTCTGTCCTCTTTCTTATTTGGTGGGGGAGCGGCATAACCCGCTACCGCTCCCCCATGTTGATTAGAACGGCAACTCTTCAAGCTCTTGCGGCACTAACTTTACCGCATCCTGCGCCGGCGCGCCCGGCTTGTTCTTTGCAAGCCATGCAATGGGCGGCTTCATTGAGCAATACGAATTGTCCGTGTTGCGCCCTGTGCAGGTGTAAAACGCGCTGTAAGCTTTGCCGGCCTTCGATACGCCAGCTGGCTTCAGCGTCCACGGCAGCGCATGCGTTGGGCATGATCCGCCATCGCTGCCGCTTAAACTTTCAAGCGTTGCTTTCACAGCATCTTTACTGCCGAACATTTCTTCTGCAGCTTGCTTAATCTGCGCATCTTGAACAGCTTGCGGGGCGCGTGGTACAGACTGATTTACCGCAACCTGGCGCGTCTGAGCTGCATTCGAGACTGAAGACACATCTGCAGCGCCGTGCTGGTACAGATAGCGGCCCACGCCGAAGAGACTTGCGCAACGCCGTAAGCAATCGCTCGCAGCTTCTTTCAAATCTTCGCCGCTGCCGCCTGTCATATAGCCCCAGTCTTGGCGAACAACCGTTGCGCCTGTTGGCAGATGAATTGTCAGCGTGCCGAGGACTACGCCCACCTGCGCTGCATCGAACGGTTCTTCCAAGAGCTTCAACACGGCATCTTCCATTGCGAATGTGTCCGCTTTCTGGTCAGACATTTGCGTCCTCCTTTACTACAAATCGGCGCGCCCCAGCGGAGCTGCGCTCGTTGTTGCGAATTGCAATATCCAAATCGCTCATTGATTGGATAGATTCTCGTGCGATTGCTTCCCAGTCTACAATGCGCCGTCCGGAAGTTTCTTTCCAAGTAATTGTGGCAACTGATCCCTTAAGTTGCGTTGCTTCGCGCATCGCGTCTTTAATCTGCGCTTCTGTTTCGCTGACAATATCTTCCGCAGCCTTTGCAATCTTGCGCGTGTTTACAAGCTGAAGAATCAGCTTGTCCAGCTCGCTGTCTTTCTCTGCGTTGATTGTCTCGCCAGAATCCTTTGGATATACACGGTCAAAAATATCTGCATCAAGCGGCGATGGTTCTGGCTGTACGCCGTCTTGCACATCGCGCCAGAATTGTTCCACTTCAGCTTCAATGATGCGCAGCACCAGCCCGCCCAAGAGCGCGGCAATGTCTACATACTTGAAGCCGCTAACGATCATCTGCCAGCGCGCCTGTGCTTCAACTTCCGGTGGCACAGGGTACAGCTGCCAACGCGGGCTGCTTGAGGTTTTAATTTCCACAATGCGTTCCGTGCCTACAATCGTTCGGTCCAAAGACGCATACTTCCACGGCGCATCTTTACGGCGAATAATTCCATGCCAACTGCGCAGCTTAGTGCCTGGGCGTTCCGCTTCATACATCTTTGCAACAGCGTCTTCAAGAATAACGCCGCGCTGCGCTGCTACGCCCACGGGCTTTTCATCAAGCTCGCCGCGCTTTTGTAGATACAACTCCAAGCGAGACTTATACGGCGACACGCCAAGAACAGCGGCAACATCGCTTGCGCCAATGCCTTGCTTTCGCAACTCAAGCCAACGCGCGCTCCGCTGCGGCGCTTTAATGAATTCATAACGCTTACTCATGTGCGTCCTCCTCGCCTTCGCAGGCTATACAAATTTTCTTATCATCAAAACAGCGCGAACATTCAACATCGCCATCATCAGGATCAGAATATGGTTCAACATCTTCAAGATGCAAGACGCAAGCTGGGCAATCTTGCAGCGCGTGCAATGTCATTACTTGTCCTCCTTTATGTGTCTCATTAATTGATGCCCAAGAAATTCGGTATATGCAGGAGGAATTGCTTCAACCAATTCCTTCCAAATCATCCAATCAATCCCCATTGCAACTCGCGCTTCGTCCATTGAATCTGCAGTTTTACCGCCCTTTGGAATATCGTCTCGCATTGATCCGTAAATTCCAACTGGGCGTCCTTGCGTCTTATGATCGCAGACGGATCCTGTTAATGCAATGTTCGATTCGAACCTTCGATGTCTCCGAACCTTCAGCCCAAAAGATGATCCACACAATTGCACAGGATCAATAAGCGGCGCGCCCGGCACATTCTCGATAATGTACGGAAGCCCAGATGCAATTACGCCAGCTCTCGTCTCTGGAATCAAATCGATTTTGTCTGTTGTTTTCCCTTGAGCATTGCGAAGATGCTGCGTAATGCTATGTGTTTGACACGGAGGCGAAGCAACGATTGCATCAAAGCCCGCAATAAACTCTTTATCGTTGAGAGCTTCTATTGCGTCTCGCTGTATGAATTCAAAAGGGTAGCGTTTCTGTTTTGCGATATCAATGCCGACAACTTCAAACCCAGCGCGGCTATATCCAACAGACGCGCCGCCAGCTTTGCAGAATAAATCAAGCATTCGCATTATTTGTCCTCCGCTCTTTTCGAATTGATTGCTGTCCAGGTAAACTTATCAGCCCAAAGACCATTGCGTTCAGTCTTAGCGCACGGGTTGCAAAACACTCTACCGTCAGAGCGCAGCTGTTTAGCATTGCGATAACACGGGCGGCCCGCGTTGCAATTCATCCCATCAGGGCTAAGCTTAAGACGCGTGCAAAGAATTCTTCGATCAAGCTGCAACATTATTTGTCCTCCTTTATTGCTGTCTTAGAATCGCAATCGTTTCTGCAACTCTGACAGATCGAGCGGCGTTTGTGTCTCGCTCTTTGCTGCAACAATCTTTGGCAGCTTTGCATTTCGCTTTGCAACTTTTGCATTTACATTGTCAGAGTGTGCAGCTACTGCAGCAAACATCTTTTCGTAGTTGATAGCTTTGCGCTTTGCCATTTTATCCTCCTTTGTTGCAGCTCAACACGAGCTGTCTATGACAATCTTACATTGTCTGCAAGCGTTTGTGGCAGCTGTTTCCTGCAGGAGAACATTAAGTTTTCTTAACAATTCTAGAACAGATGTTCTATCGCTTATTGCTACATGTTGCAATAAGACTAACGCAAGCGCAACAGATATTCGCTCGCTACTTCGCCTGTTTCAGCTTCAAAGAATAACAACCATTGTCCGGGTTCGCCACTCGCGCCCACAACTTCATTAGCGAATCGATTGTCCGATTCAAGAGACGGCGAACACCATGTTGTGATCTTGCCATCCGCCAACACCAATCGAGCTGGTTGATGCCAATGTCCAAACATTAGATAGCGAAATGGAAACATCGAGACAACCCAGCCTTGCGCTTTCTTTGCAACGCCGTACCACGGCATGCCAAGCCCACCGCGGAATTGATCACCATGCACCAACATAACGCGCTGTCCTGCAATCATGTCCGTATCGTACCAATGACGCGCGCCCTTGGTGTAGCTTTCGCTCCAATCAATGCGCTTAGATTCGCCAACAAGTTGGCGCGCAACATTCATGAGCATTGCATCCGCATTCGATTCTGGCGAATGGTCGCCGTAGCGGCCCAAACGACCATGGTTGCCGATAGCACCACGCACCGTAATTTTAGGAAACAGCGCAGACATGCGGCGCACAAATGTTGCAAGCAACTCTGCGCCCTTAAAAATCTGCAGATACAATCCGCCTGGTTCTACTTCATACGCTTGTCCAGGGAAGATGTTGCCGTCCGATTCAACAAGATCGCCCGTAAGATAAATGCGAAGATCGTCCACAGGATGATCCTTGCGCTGAATGGCAACAATCGTTTCAATCTTTTTAGCGAGCAATTCAAGGCGTTGTTCGGCAACTTCGATTGAGTAGCTCTCGGTAAACTTACCAAGCTGCCAATCTGAAAGCTGAACGGTGGCAATTTCTCGCTTACCCTTGCGCTTATCTGGCTTTGGTTCTGGTACAGGCTTGATGCGAATACCTGCGGCTGCATCTTTCGCAGCTCGATAGACAGCTTCAACCAATTCACCTTGCGCTGCATCGCGCTTCGCAAGACGGCGCAGCGCGCGCGCATGCGCATTCTTTAATTCTTCAAGCTCGTTAATAATGGCGAATTCATCAGACATTAGAACACCCGCATTCCTCTCTGCGATGCCGTCCAACGCTACTTGTGGAGACCACAATGCCGCGTGCCTTCAGCCATCGCCATATGGTGCGCGTCTGCAACTCTGCCGCAGATAACGCCTCGTCCAATTTGGACATTTCCTCTTGAGAAAATCGCAGCTTCGCTACGCCATACCAGCACAGCGGGCCTTTCTTTTTCTCATAGCGCGTAAATTCATCGAGCATGCGCGCCCTCATAGCTGCAATGTTCAGCGCGAGAATACGCGGCGAAGCTTGCGCCGCTATCTTAACGCTTACTTAAGCGCATACCTAATCCGGAGTCCATGTTCAGTTCTTGCGCAAACCAAACTTTGTCTGATCGGGATCCAAGAATTTCACAATGGTTTGCAGCGCGCTTGCAATGCCCGCTGAGACGATAACGCGAAAGTCTCCGCCATCAATATCCAGGATTGGAATGCCCAGCCCAAGAGCCACGCTGATTGATACCAAGAGGAAGGATCGAGCTGCGTCCAAGAGAGCTTCATCCACATTGGTTGTCTTAAAGATGTAAACGATTGCCGCTTTGATTCGATTCATGGTTCCACCTACTTTCTCTGTTGCTTTTGCTGCGTTGATCACAATGCCGAAAGCATCGCGCACCAATTCTTCAACTTGAGCTGGCGTAAGCTTTGCTTCCGTTTTCGCTTCAGCGCGTGCGTCCATTTGCTCATCGAGCGCAACGCGCGTTGTGGCTGTGGTGGACGCGGCGAGGAGTTGCGCCTCGCGTTTCGGTGCAGGCGCCATTGCTGGTGCCGCTGCCGCTTCTACTCGCGCCCGTGTTTTGTAAGTAATGATGATGATGTGTTTATGAGCTGCCCCCGGCTTGCCCTTAGCAATCGCAAGCAAATCAGCTTCCGTAATCTTAAAGCCAAACTGCTCTTTTGAATCGCGCTCATCTTGCGTTGGATCAGCCCATTGCCAGCCGTCTGCATCATCGTATGCTGCCGTGGTCATGTGGCCGTATGTGCGCGTGGGTTGCTTTTGCTTTACCCACCACCAACGCTCCCAGCGCAAATGCCATTTGCTGCGTGCATTCTTTGGATAACCAATCGGTGCTTGAACCCACACGCCCAACGCTGCGCCGCTCTTGGCTGAATCGATTGCATCTTTCCAGCTGGTTGCGTAGCGCGCAGATGCGCCAAGTACCTTTGCTGTTTTAATCAAATCTGCAAGCGAGCTGCCGTTATCTGACACGCCTTGTTTTTCAACGCGCTTTGTAGCTTTCGCTTTGGCAGCAACGCCCTGCGCCGCAGTAATGTCTAGTTCATATTTACTGGCCCAAGAAACCGCGCATGCAATCGCGCTTGGCCCGCAATCGTCCAAGATGCCTTGCTTAATGGCTTCCTGGTCCGTGTATAGCTGTGATTTAACGCGCAGCCGCATATTACTTTCCTTGTCCGTTCATCCATGCCAAGAATCCGCCAAGCCCGCTGACACCCAGCAATGCAATAACAAACTTGGCGAGACGATATGCGCCGCGCGTCTCTGCCATTTCTACTTTAATTTCCGCAAGATCGCGTTCGATTCTGTCGAGACGCTTTAAAATTTCTGTATTCGTTGCGCGCTCTGCCATACTATTTCTCCAGCTCGCTTAATCGCTTTTCAAGATCATTAACGCGCGCATATAGCGCAGCAATTAATGCCGTTGGATCAATCGTATCAATGCGTCCTTCGGCATCGTAGCCAACAGCATGCGTAAGTCCTGCAGCTGCAACTTCTTCTGCAATAAATCCAAGACGCGTTGCGCCAGATTCATCCTCAATTGTTGATTCGTAATGTCTCGGCTTAATCTTTTTTGCAGCTTCAAGCACCGCATCATCCGCATCGACAATGTTTGTTTTATAGCGCGCTGAAGATGTGTTGCGCCTTAGTGTGTAGTTTGTTCCTGTATTCAATGTCCAGATTGCGGCGTTCGTTGTTGCTGTTGTTGTAGGAATTGCATCGCAGAGAAGACCTGTTCCGTTCAATGTGCTATCGCTATTGATTGCGCCCGTAAAATGCGTGTATGTTCCATCGTCATAAATATAGCGGCTAGCAGTTGTTCCGTTCATTGGATAAATACGCTCTGCCAGAATATAGGCATAATCGTTTGTTGCGCTGCCGTTATAAAAACGGAAGCTGTTTGTTCCTGTCATCTGAATGCCGCCGTAGAAGGTGCCATCGTTGGCGCGCCAAAGGATTCGCGGCGCTGTTCCTCCACCGTCTTGAACGATAAGATCGCCGCCGTCTGAAATAACGGATAGGTCTCCAGTGTCTCTGATTGCCCCAACATTTAGTGTTCCAAGAATTGTGCCGTCTGTTGTGATGGTTACGCCAGTAGCTGCAGCAATATTAACCGGGCCGTCGCTGTTGATGTCTACATTATCTGTTCCACTAATATCGACATATCCGCCAGACGATAAAGCAATTACGCCATTTGTATTTGTCGCCGTTAAATTAATGTTGTAATTGCTAGTGGACGCATTGCTTTCCATTGTGAAGCTCGGATCCAATGCTGTCTGCGGGTAGACTTCAAAAATAAGATTATCGTTCTGCATGATCCACGGTTGCCCGCTTGGGTTTTGCAGAGCTGGAAAAGCAATTGCGCCCTCGCTTCGAGCAATGCGCGTTTCCAAAATTGGAACGATCACCGCTGCAGCAGGCGATGTTGTTGGAACATCAACCTTAATTGAAAGCAAAATGAATGCAGCTTTTGCATCAGGCACAATCCAATTGGTGAACAATGATTTGGTTGTGAGCGTTGATGCAGTCTCGTTCGCTGTTGCGCTAACGGTCAGCGCGTTCAAATCTGCATCAACAGCTGTAGCAGTTAGCGTAATTTGAACGCGCGTTTTATCTGTTGCGCCACCTGTAGTTGTTCCAACATACACTTCTGGATGATATGCGCTGCTGCGATTTGCATTGCCGGCAATTGGAACATATCGCTTCAATTCAAAAGCTGAACCAACGCCCGCGCTTGCAGCTGCGGTAAGTGTCAATGCGTTGCCGCTTGCAGTTGTTGCGGATGCAACAATTGCTGCGCTGATTGTTGGAGCGGAACCAGTCTGAACAATAGTCCAATACGGCAACGGATTATCTTCTGCAGTAATTGCGGCAAGCGGGTCCTGTGGACCAAGCGCAAAGTCTCCATTGGCAACATTGGATTGGATTTCTCGCAATGCAGCAGGGCCAAACAGCAAAGCTTCGCCAGTATCTGCAACGCCAGATAGCAAAACATTTCCATCTTCAGAAATAACGCCTCCACCGAAGCCAGCAATCTGCGCATTATCTGATCCAAATTTTTCGTATGCCATCAGCCAACCGCCTTTCTCAACCATCGACCGAGCGCGTCCATTGGCACACGCTCGCATGTGAAGTCAAATTTACGAATCATTGATCCAGCTTCAAAGGACATTTCCATCTGTTCAATTCTGTAAAGCCCGTTTAGGTCCAAATCGGCAGACACAATGGAAACATATTGACCAGCTTCCCAATTTGTCAGCGCGTAGCTCGATGGGCCTGTTTGCTTGTAGCCTTCAGAGTATCCATAAACATTGGTGCCGCTATCAGACGCGCCGCGAATGCTAAATGAAATGCTACGCACCGGCGCAGCTCGATTCGGATAAGTGTTCGTGCCAAAGTATCGCTTGGAATAGTTGGTGATCTTGTCGCTCCAGTAAGTTGGCGAAGCTGCCTTGCCTGGCGCAGGATTAACTTCAACAATAGATTCTGGGCGCAATCCGTTGCGCGTTGTCATGCCTGCACCGTTCGGCGCAGCTGCATCGTATACGCGCGAATACGGATCGGTGACCGTGTACACGCCGCCGCTAATCTTGGAGTCCACTTTGCTCCAGCCTTCAGACATCACAAAATTAACTTTCTTAACGATTGAGTCATGATCAAGAGAAACACTAAGATCCCGCGGCGCAATCGTTGATGGTTGCGCTGTTGTGTTAAAGCTTGGCGTTGTGATGATTTTAAACGGCGCATCTGCATATGTTGGCGTGCTGCTGACCGTTTGATATGCAATCTGTCCAGACGGCTTTACCCAATAGCGACGCTGCAAGCCGTCTTCGCTCTGCGCAGCTTCCTTGATTGTGTCCATGAATGATCGAAGCGTGCCGGGCTTGGTAAACTTCTGGCGTCCAATCGTTGCAGCTGCGCTTGATCCATAATCTGGCGTGGTGTTAGTTGCAACCATTAAGCGATTTGCGGTCCGCCCAGTTGCAGAGACACGGCCCATTGCCTCGTCCGCTTTTGAAACGAGCGCAGTCATGATTGCTTGGTCCGTTGAGCTGGAAATGCCAAGCGCAAATGCCCAGGTATTCTCAAGCGAATAAATGCCAGATGGGTCCGCCTTGCGGCCCTTGTTCACAATGATTTTATCCAAGAAAGAAACAGCTGGAGAGACGGTCACCGAAGCGCGCGTGCCAACGCCGTTCTCCGCAAGACGCGCTTCGATCTGCGTAATGTATCCAAGAAATGTAGTTGTGCCGCTTACTTGAAAACGAACGCGCGCATTGTCATAAACATTGCCGCTCTTCCACCACGGGCCGCCCACGGGCGTTTTAACTTGCATGACATCGAACGAGAATGATCCGCCTTCGCCGCTCGCATCTTGCTTCAGACGCACGCTGACAGGATCAACCCACGGCGTGGTCGGGCTTGCAGTTGAGTAATCATCAAGAATGTTTGCGCCGCCGTTTACTCCATCAACGAGAATTGCAAATGGATGCGTTGCCATTTATCGCCCATGTCCTGGCAGCATATTGCCGAGAGAGTCTCGAACCGTTGCATCAAATTCTTTTTGGCCAACATACACTTTGAATTCAGGTGGCCCATACGATGTGCCAAGATTTCCGCCAGCATATGTTGGCACCATTGCAGGCGTGCCGGTCGGGAGCGTAACCAATCCAAGCTTGTCCAATCCGAGCGCATGCGCAAGATGATCTGTAAAGCTCCAGTTTTTCATGCCAGCAATTTTGTCTTTCACTCTTGTTTCGGCGGCCTTATCGCCAAACAAAGAGGACCAGTTATCAAAATAACTTCCTAGCTTCTCTGGAATCTGTGCGAATTGTCCAACCATTGCCGCTGCGGCAACTAGCGGAGCAAAACTGAATCCTCCACCAGTTGGTGCAACAACAGGGGTTGTGCCAGGAGTTGTTCCAGGAACCGTACTTGGAACAACATTCATTGGCACACTCTTGAACAGCGCAAAGAATTTGGTAACCGCTGCGCTAGTTAGCGAAGCTGTCATGCCTTTAATAATGCCTTCGAGAATCCCTGCGCTTGCAGTTGAAATGAAATATGCTTTGATTGGATCAACGCCGCTTGCAAGCAAGTTAGTAGCGATTGCACCGCGAAGACCACCGAACGCTGCGGAAATACCAGTAATGGCTACACGAATTGCGCCGCCCGGTCCAAGCACGCGATCAGCTTCCTTGCCAACCCCTTTAATGCTATCGACAAAATCACCGAATTGCCGAAACAGGCTTGGCAGTTTTTCTTCAGCTGCAGCAATCCAACCTGGCAACTTTGCAAGGAATTTGGTCACCAACTTATCGGTAAACTTTTGAATGTCTGGCGTTGCAGCCTTGATGTAATTCCTAAAACGCTCCAAGAATGGCTGCAAGCCCTTAAAGAGCTTGGTTACCGCAGGGAGAAACGCTGCGCCAAAAGATTCCTTTAGTTCTGCAGCTTGAATGGAAAGCGTAGTAAACGCGCCTTCGGCTGTGTCTGCGTAGGCAGCGGCGGTGCCGCGCGTCTTATTAAGAATTGCGTTGAGAGCTTCTTGTCCTTTAATGCCTTGCTTTGTAATACCAAGATTCTTAAGAGCTTTGCCACCGGTGCCAGCGTATGCTTTACCAACAGCAAGCGTTGCATCTGCGAGACTCATGCCCGTTGCGCGCGCAAGATTCATTGCCGTTGTCTGAATCTTTTGCGCAATAGAATATTTCTTGGTAAAGCGTGTGCTTAATTCAACGCTTGAGCGCACATCATTATCTGTAAAGCCCAGCTTTTGAGCTGCGGCAATTTGCTTATCAATTGCAGCGGTTACGCCTTCAGTTGCCAGCCCGCGCGCTTTCAGCGTGGCTAGCAGCTTTGCTGTCGAAGCTTCATCTGCGGCAGCACCTTGAATTGCGCGCGCTGTAAAGTAGGCAATGCCGCTTGCCAGACCTGCAACGCCAAGCGCAGCTTTCTTAAGATCAGCACCGACCGTTGCGGCAATGCCGCGCGTGCCAGTTAGGTTTTTATTAATGTTTTTGAGAACGCGCGAAGCCGCATCTTTAGCAACAATCGAAAAATTAACTGATCGTTCGCCAGCTGCCACTATCGCTTACCCCGCTTCCACTTCATGATGGTATCGTTGAACGCCTCGTTATTGAAGAACGCTTGAATGGTGCTTGCGTATGCTTCAAGAGCTTCATTCTGCAAATCGTTCTTATTAGTTGTGCGAATAACAAATGGGTTAGGCGCAACGGGCTTAACAGCCTTAACGCCGTTTTGCGTTGTGCGCTTGCCGTATCGGCCCGTGGTGACGAACCAGCGGTACCATGCGCCATTCTGTGATTCGCGCGATGCGCCAGCTCGAACGCCGACCACCGCGCCCGGTGCTTGATACTTAGCACGGCGAGCCGCAACAGCTCTGCGCAGACGGCCAGTATCTTTCGGCGCAGCTGCGCGCATTGGATTAACAAATTTTTTGGCAGCGTTGAGCGAAGCAATGTTGCGCAGACGCTTGCTCGCTGCAAGATTTGAGCATTCGAGAAATGCAAGCTCCGCTTTCTTCCATTCATTGGAAGGCGCAATGCTGAGAGTAAACCCTGCGCTGCTCTTAGCGGCCATTGTTTACCTCCCTTGGTTGCATTTCACAATGTAGAATCCAAGCGCGCATAACATCTTCAACCGGCGCTTCGGCTACTTCCCAAGGAAACTTGCCAAATTCTTTTGCGAGAACCTGGAAGATTATTTCAGCTGAAGGCGCAACAGATTGCCCAATGGACAATCTGCGCGCATCCAGCTTTACGCGTTTGGGACTTCAGCAATAGCGGCAGTCCACTTCTCCATTGTCTGCGTTAGCGCCGTAATCGGCGCATCCAATACGCTTTCAACGGCGTTGCCGTCTGCGTCTTTAAAGTTATGCGAGAGAACGAGTTTCTCGAATGCGGCAAACTGCGTTGCAGGATCACCCTGCAGCGCGATTAGAATGCGCGCGCTTACACTTCTGCGAAGCTGCGCATTCCAACCTGCAAATTCACCTTCAAGATTTACAAGAATAACGCCATTGGACATTATGTCCTCCCTTGCTATTTATTATGGACGCACCGAAAGCGGTGAATCAACATAAACCTTAATGCTCGCTGCGCCACCGGTCGTATCGTACGCGGCCGATAGGCTGACCGTGTTAAGCACCATGCCATCAGATTCCGAACCAATGGTGGTTACCGAATTGACAACAAAGCTGCCAAGAATTGTAAGACCATAACCATCTGCCGTTAGCCCCTGAATTCGCAGGAACTTCTGCGTGCCAGCGGCGCTGAACGGGAAGGTGCTGGTTGCGGATGCGTTGCTCGCAATCGTAAGCTCAAGCGTTGCATCGAGCGCGCCCGTGTAGGCAACGCCACCGAAGTTTACTGAACCGCTCATTGCCATAACTGGTGCAAGCCCAGGCGTAAGCGTAAATGTCCAAGCCGTTAGGTAGCTTGAATACTGCGTTTCGCCAGCGCCGGCCTTAGTTGGATAGTTTGTGTCGGTGTAAAGCTTGAACAATCGACCAGGCACAAACGGCTGCGCAGATACTGCAGCTGTGGATGTATCGCTCGTTGCAGCAACATTGCGCGCAGCGTAGGTTACCCCACCCTGAAGCAGGCCGCTCGAATCTGCAGAGAGCGTAATTTCCGTTGGCACGCAGCCATCGGCAATAAACTTTTGTACGCCGTCTGTAGCGTAAAGCGAATATGTCTTTGCCGTGTCCACATCAGTCTGCGAAGGCACATAGGCCCACTCATAAATGCCGGTGTTATCGGTTGGCGTAATGCTTGCAAGAGCATCGAAGAACAGCGGCAGATTGCGCATTGAAATATTCGAAGCTGCAATGTTTACCGTTGGCGCCTTCTCTGTAATCGTTGCAAGATTTGAGAGACGCGAGCTGCGAACGCCAACCGTTTTATCGTCGCCAAGATCAACCGTAATGCCGGGATCAATCGCGCCGATTGCATCGCTGAAAAGAATTTCCCCGTTTGCATCACCGAAGGATGCAGGCGTACCAAAAGCCGCTTCGCTCTTGGCAACAATCTTAGTAAACTGCTTGGCACCAAGACCAATGGCCATTTAATTACGCTCCTTCTTCGGCTTATCTGCCGAATCTTCCAACTTGCTTTCAACAACATATGTTGCAAGCTTTGAATTAACGAGACTTGCTGCAACATCTGCATCAAGCTCTGCAATAACACCCGGCTGCGGCAAATGCGGGTAGTGTGCTTCCGGGTACGGATCCACCGCAATAATCTTTTTACGGGCTGACATTAATAACCTCCAAAATTGAACATTCGATGGTTGCGCTAATCGTTAAATATTGCGTGTCTGCGTAAGTGTCTGTGCCAATATCGGTTGCTGTGCAGCTCGCTTGCGCAACGAGACCATCACCAAGTGTTGTATCCCCAAGCACCACATCGCGCAACCATGCGCGCCATGTCAGCAAATCTGCATACTTGCGCTGCATGTCCGCTTGCTCATTCACATATAAAACGGCATTGATTGTCAGCACCGTTGTGCGATTGGACGCTCCATAACTTATCGTATCGGATCCTGGTACGAGAACAACAGCTGGCACAACCGGCACATTGTCAGGTGGTGTTGCGTGTACAGCTCGCAGCGCATATCCTGTTGGTGGCGTAGCAGCGGCAATGCGCGATGCCAACGCCTGATGAATTGTTAAATCGTTCATACTCCGCCAACCATGCCGGTTCGATTGCGATAATTCTCCAACAACAGCTGCGCTTCTGGATGCAGAGCGCGCGACATTCGCAACACGCCGCCAAGCTCTTGCGATCCGATCACCCCGAACGGCGCAGTCCGTGAAGACCACACAGCGCCGGCTTGAATCAGCGCAGCTTGCTTAACTGGTACTGG